TTTGAAAGGTTGTCTATATTGTCTAAATATGTAGTATGAATATAGGTAGTATCTTCTTTAGTTAAATTACTACCAGCAGCAACACCTCTATCTTCAAACCAACGTTTATAAATGAAATGTTCTTTAGTTGTTGGGTTTAATATTAATATTACTCTATTCTCTTGTATTTTGTTTCTAACAGATAAATCTATTTTATCAAATATATCTTCATCATTTAATTCTTCTGCTTCATCCATTACCCACGTAGTAATACCAGTCAATGATTTAAGATTTGCTGTTTGGTCTCCAGAGCTTGTTTTAATACCTCTAAATATTATCTTACTGCCATTGCCTTTATTTATTATCTCATCCTTTGTTATTTTGAACTGGTCAATAACTCCAAGCAGTTCTAACTTTTCTATAAACTCAGGTATAATACTAATGCTTGCAGCCCTAAGCGTATAACGTGTAAATAGTATAGTATGCCCAGCTTGATAAGTTAATAGTAAAAGCACAGAGTTAACTGCAAATGATTTACCTGAACCTCTACCACCAGTAACAATAAAGTACCTTGCAAATGATTCATCTAATACTAAATATTTTTTATTGAGCTTTAATCCTTGAAATGATACTTCTGAAATCATGATTTACTTCTTCTGTAGTATTTAAATCAACAGTATCTTTTAAGTTACCATACAAATTATTATATATAGCATTAAAAGCATTTACATCACCTTTATCAATAGCTTTATTAACTAATGCCTCAACCATTAAATACTCTTTACTTTGCCAAACTGCTTTACCATCTGCATCAACTTTTTTAACCATTAAGTTAAGTATTTCTTTGATTATTGTGCTTCTATTCTTAGCACCTTTTGGTTTGCCTTTTGGATTACCAGATTTACCTTTTGTCCATTGGTGTTTTACTATATCTTCTTTTGACATTTGCTGTTGTATTTGTGCTGTATTTGTTTAAAAACATTAATAGCTTTTTTTCAATTGCTTTTACTTTCTCTTTCGTATTCATATTCATTATATAATCTTTTCATAGTATTAACTAAATCTTTAACACAACTGCCACAGCTTGATGGTTTTTTGTTGGTGTTAAATACTCTGTTGTGTATTGTTAATAGTTCTTTTTGTTCTATGCTGTTTACTATGTTTTTATTTATTGAGAAGAAACCTTTAAGATATATATATTCTTCTTCATTTAAACATTCTACTTTATATGGAAATAATTTATTTAATTTTTCTTTTCTTGCATCACATCCACAATCTTTACCCAACTTATCAAATATCCAATTAGTAGCTTGTTTTATACCTGTAGCTTTTGTAATCTTTTCTACTGTATCGCCTAACCCTTTACTTTTCATTAATTTTTTTTTTAATTTCTTTAATACAATTGTTTATAGTTCTCCATACAACTACGTGTGATATATTAGTTGCTGCTGATAGTTTTCTTATACTATGGAATTTCTTTCTATATAAATTAAATAACTTTCTATCGAACCAGTAAAACTCATTTACTATTTCATCAACTACTTTTTCTATATCAATGTATGGTTCATTATCTGCTTCTATAATGTTTTTTAGTTCTTTATCTATTAATATATCTTTATCATTTCTTATATTATCAATAAATATATTGTGCATCATCTTATATATAAACGCTTTATTTAAAGAATCGTTATACAGAATGTCATTAATTTTTACTTTACCACTATCTATTTTGCTATGTAAAGCAATATAAAAATCGTGTAATAAATCTTTTGCTGGTACTTTGCTACTGCTACTTATTTCCTCAGCCATATTAAGCCAAGTTTCTTCATCTCTTATTAGAATGTGTAGTATATTATCTACTTCTGTACTCATCTAATTCAAGAAGTAAATTAACAAAGTCATCATATTGTAATGCAACATAATCTTTTTCAAAGTTCTTAGTAAATACAACTAATGGTGTTTTTAATGTACCTCTTGCATCTCCTTTACTTTGTTCTAATGCTTTCCAGATATTTAATTTCTCTTGGTTTTTACACTCCCAACTATATTCAGATAGTATACCAGTTGTTGTCATTATATCTCCTTTAATACTTAAACCACCGCTGTTAGGCGTTCTCCTAATATTAGTATCAAATTTCTTTGCTAAATCTTTTGCAATTCGCAATTCAAAACGTTTGCCTTTTTGATTTGAATTTAAACTCATATTTTTTGAAAATGTTTTCTAATTTTAGCTCCTAAATCAGCATCATTAGGATATATCCTACACAATAGAGCAATGTTATACTCAACAGGAGTATTAAGATTAATAACATTTGTTTTCTTTTTATTTAAATTTTCTTTCAATGATGTGTGTTACTATTATACCTAATATAAAACAGGTTAAATGTGTTACAGTTAATAATAATGTTATATACATAATTTATAGTTTATTTTTTAAAAGTATTAAATTTTTTCTTAAGTTCTGCAGTTTCTTTGTAAGCTTTTACATTTTGCATTGTTAACAAACTTTGTTTTTTATTTAGTTCATCAATTGTAAACCTCAGCTCTAACATACATTTTAAAGTGTCTTGCAAGGTTTCTACCGCTTCTAATTTACTTTGTGTTACTTTACCTACCTTTAAACCCTCTTGTGCCTTTAGAAGCAATATTTCTAATTTGTTCTTTGTTATTGTGTAATCTAAATCATTCATTGTTTTAATATTTCTTTACATAATTCATAAGGTATTTTACTTCTTTCATAATTATCTTTTAATCCTTGAGTTCCTTTTCCTAAAGCTCCAATTTCTTTTTTTGCTGCATATCCTCTTGGTTGTTTATCATGGTGGCAGTTTTTATTACCATTGAAGCATTCAGGTCTTGGCATCCATCCATTAGGATTAAATAAATTAGCTATGTTATTAGACCAGATGTCTGTAGGTTTTGCTCTACTATCTCCATATCTACAATACCAAACAGTAGTTTTTGGAATACCAAGCATGAAACTCATCTTTCTTAAGTACCCTCTTGGGTTTTCAATGTAATAAGTACAATCAAACTCTTTAATCAATTTTAATGTGTTTAATACTAATCTATCACTTTTGGCTGCAAAATCTGTTTTAGGTTTTCCCATATCTCTATGGTGTGATATAGCAGCTATTGAATATGTAGTACATGGAGGTGATGCCCATATTATATCTGGTTGAAATGGTATATCTTCTTGTGTTAAGTGTTCTATGTCTTTTACTAAATCTATATTTTTAAATGATTCTATGTCTACTGAAAAAACATTGTATTGAAGTTCTTCTGCAACTTTACCTATTGATCTACTACCAGCAAATAGCTCAAGTACATTCATTGTTTTAAATCTTCTGAGTAAAGTAATTCATCACCTAACTTTTTATCTAATGTTTTTATGGTTCTATATATTTCTAAACTTCTTCTTTTAACTTCTTCTTTTTCACTTCTTGTTGAATCTGTGCCAAGATGTGCATATAAACTACAATCTATTTCTAATAGTTTATCAATTTTTTGTTTATCAGTCCAAGTTTTAAACTCCATAAACTTTTCTATATCTTCATATTTATATCTCATTTTTTTTATTTATAATGTTTTGGGTAGGGTTGTTCTTTTAATAAGCATTTTTTCTTTTCTCTTTGGTCTAAAAATTTAATATATCTAAATTGTCTTAATTCTTTTTTAATAGCATCTTTTTTTTTGTCTTTTAATTTATATTTTGCTTTTCTTTTGTTATTAGTTAATATTGAATTATGATAAACCTCTCCATCAATTTCCCAAAAAACGCTCTTATGTTCTCCAAAATAATTAAAAGAACACGCTTGATAAACAATGCCAAAACCTCCACATCTTTCATCTGCAAAAGATTGAATCCATTTTATATTAGGGTATTTTTTTCTAATATATTTTATTGAATAACTTATTGATTTACTTTCTGGATATTTACCTACATTATCAGCTATCCACATTCTATTTAACTCAAGATATTCATTTATTTTAGTATCCTCTACTATTTTATCACAACTTGCTGGATTCATAGCATACCCATATTGCAAAACACCTATTAATTTTATATTGTTAAATATTCCAAGATTAATTTTATTGTGTGCTATACTATCTCCTTTTTTACTATAATGATTTTTGATTATAATATCATAAGCAAGTTTTCTGTCTATTTCCTTTACATAAAAATCATCAGTTCCAAAACCTATACACTCTGGCTCTCCCCATAAAGAACTTTGATTGTTAAAAATATATTTTTTCATTATTTTTATTTTAATACATTATTACCTCCAATTGTAAAACCTAAGCCACTATTATAATCAAATCTTAATGGTTCACCTAACATTGTTGGTTTACCACCAGTTTCTTTATCCTTTATTTTATATACATGAACTTCTGTCATCATCCAAAGTTTGTCGTGTGATATTAATCTATGTAAACAAATAAAATTATCTACTCTATTTGGAAATACTTGCCCGCCTTCACAATCTGCTTTACGTGGTGGTTGTATATGTCCATTTAATTGATGGTCTGGTGGATAAACTCTTCTTGCTGCTTCTGTTTGT